TTACTGAAGAATGCTACTTATCACATTCACAGCGTCTGTTTTTTGTTCCTTATAGACACCTGCGTAAACGTCTAAAGTCATACTAATATTTGTATGACCTAATAGTTCTGATACTGTTTTGAAGTCTTTTCCTTGGCTAATAAGAATCGTTGCAAACGTATGCCTTAAAGCGTGTGGGCTTAATTGAGGTAATCCACTTCTTTTGCAAATACATTTTACCCAATAATTAGGAGAAGACATTTCTATAAAACTATTTTTACGATTAGAAAAAACAAGTTGCTCTTTATCCATTGTATTGAATCCGTATAGCAACATTTCTTCTCGTTGAATTTTACGCCAATGCTTTAATATAGCGATTGTTTCATTATTTAAAGGTATATCACGCTTAGAATTCTTGTTTTTAGGTTCTTCCAAGTATGGGCGATTATTCTTGCCTTTGGCTAATGTTTGGCGTATCTTAAGTGTTTGGCTGGAAAAGTCAACATGCTTCCATTGTAGACCTAGTAATTCCCCTTGTCTTGTGCCTGTGTTAGCCATTAAATAAAAGAAACTGTATTTCTTTATACTTTCATGTTTTTTTGCATAACTTAAGAAGATATTTAGTTGCTCTTGCGTAAAATATTTGATTTTTGATTTCTCAAAATCTTCTTTTTTCCGTGGCATAAAAATCCGATCGACTGGGTTTTTATCTACAATACCTTGTTTAATCGCAAACTTAAATATACGCGATATATTGAAAATAAATGTTTTAAATTGGGTGTGCGTTTTGCTTTTTTCGTTAGCAAACTTTTGAACTTCAGTTATGGTTATTTTTCTAAGCGATTTATTGCCAAATTTAGGCAAAATGTGGTTTCTGAAATCACGCTGTAAAATCATAAGAGTTGATTCTTTAACCGTCATTTTATAACTTTCTAACCATAACTCATAAATATCTTTGAAAGTATCGCCAGTGTTTTCTTTTTTAAAACCGTTCTTATCAATTTCTACTAATTTGCGATTAAGAAATAATTGTGCTTCTTTCTTGCTGTTAAATCCTCTTTTTTCAACGTTAACTTGTTTCCCTGTGTTGGGATCAATTCCTAAATATCCTGAAACTTTCCAAGCGGTTTGACCGCTTTTTTTTGTGTATTTTGTATATGTTGCCATTATTTTCCCTCCGTGTTGCTACGCTGGGGGCGTGGGAGGGCTAATTATTTACTCTGATTATTTTTTTCATCGTCCTTATAAGGTATTTCATTAATTTCAAGATTTAATTCAGTATTTATTTTTTTGAGTTCTTTAGTTAATTTTTCAATTTTCTCTTTTCTTCCCACAGTTTGCCGAGAAAGAATAACTAAGCGATCAAGCTGTTCTGTTAAATTTTGTACATTTTCATTATTCTTTTCACCTTTTATTTCTATACGTTCAATATAATCTAAAGAGGATTCTAAAAGTTTTAACTGATAAGTATTATAAAACGTTAAACCATTAGGAATTCGAGCAATTTTTTTTAATATAGAATTAATTCTTTCATTTTCACTTTCTTCAGAAAGGTTACCATCTTTATCAAGGATTTTTTCTTCGACAAATTTTTGAGCATTAAAGTTTTCGCTTTCTAATTCATTCTTATTATCTGAAAGAACAGCCCTTTTACCGTATAACAAATAAATTGACGAAACATTCAATTTTTTAGCAATTTTATTTACAGTTTCTATGCTAGGGTTTCGTTTGTTGGATTCTAGTTCACTCATATATGATTTTGAGATATCTAACATTTGGGCAAATTCTTTCTGAGTTTTTCCTGATTCCAATCTTAGATTTTTTATGTTTTCTCCAAATGACATTTGTACTCCTTTCATAGTAAGTAGTAAATTTATTATAAAGGAAAAAATCGTGATTGTCGATTTTTTGTTGACAACTAATTAAAACCATGGTTAAATATATCTATAAAGTTCGACAATAACGAACTTATTTTTAATACTTTATAGTTCGACGATAACGATTTTAGAAGGAGGTGAATCAAATGCAAGTAATGCTAACAGACGAGCAGAGCGCTTCTTTGCAACAATTTATCTACGAAACAACTAAACAAGCCGTTGCTGAAGCACAGCACAATGCTGGAGTAGATAAACAATTTATGCGCAAAGGTGAATGCGCTGAATGGTTAGGTATTTCTAGAAACTCACTCAACAAACTAGAGCGTGAAGGTATGCCGAGTATTGTAATTGACGGTATAACTTTCTTCAATAGAGATACAGTAACGGAATATTTATTAAGCAAACAACAATAATCGCTACGCTGGGGGCGTGTACAGGGGTTAGAAAGTTATCAGAAAAATTAGGGGTTGATTTAAATGACGTATGAAGAAATTGAGCAATTGAAAGAAGAAAATGCAAGGTTGCGGAGAAATGAGAAGTTCTTAAAAGAAATGGTTATGGATAATGATTTTATATTAGTAGAAACGAATAATGATGAAATCGAGTTAATTCATAAAGAATACGGAACAGTTGTTAAAAATGGTTTACCAAGCGAATAGGAGGGCAAAATATGGGGAAACTAGTATTTACTAAAACGGCTCTATTACATGAAGAGCCGTTCACTACAAGTGAAATTATCGCAGAACAAGCAGGTATTGAACACAGAGCAGTAAGGCAATTAATACGAAAGTACGAAGTTGATTTGAAAGAATTTGGGGTAACAACATTTGAAATGTCGAAACCATTGAAAGGTTCAAAAGGCGGGCGTCCTACTAAGACGTATCACTTAAATGAAGAACAAGCTACATTATTAATAACTTATTTGGATAACACCGAGCCAGTGAGAACTTTTAAGAAAGAGTTAGTACGTCAATTCTTTTCAATGAAAAGCGAATTAATGAAGCGGCAAACACTACGAGAAATGGAGCGTCCAACTCGTCAAGCACTCACAGACGCTATAAAAAAGTGGTCATACGTTAATAAATGGAGTTACAAGCAAATTACTGACTTAATTTGTAAAACCATCACAGGCAAGAATACAAAGCAAATAAAGCAAGAACGAAATGTTTCTTCTGATGTTTCGGGTACTGATATCTATAATTCGGAAGAAATGGCGGAATATGAGAGTTTAGAAAACACAGTTATTACGCTATTAGGATTAAATATGACTTATGAGCAAATCAAAGCCATTCTAAACGGTCAAACAATGCAATTTACGATTTTGAGAAACGAAGGCAAAGAAAAAGCCCTTAACGTGTCCGACCAAAGATAACGTTAAAGGGCGAGGCTAAATATATGGGTATAATATAACCACATTTTCTTATATTATACCCTGAAAAGCCTTAAAAATCAAGCTTTTTAGGAGGTTTAACATGAAATTTAAAACAAGAAGAAGACTTTTTATTGTTGCTTTATTAACTGTTGTGTCGCCACTACCACTTTTATTGAAAGCAATGGTTGTTTTACCAGCCATACAGTTATTACTTATAGATTCTGACGAGTGGAGGGCTACACATGGATAGAAAAGAGGCTATAAAACAAGCGACAAAACTTGCAAAAGCACCAATTGAAAATAGAGATGACGCAGAACAAAAACACAAAGAATTAAACCAATTATTTAAGCAATTTCATCTTTTTTGGAATGAAATCAATAAGGAGGCCGAACGTAATGGAAAATAAACAAGTAGACAAAAAAATAAATCAACTAGCAAATGCTGTAGATCAATTGAATTTAATCAACCGTTACATTGATTGTGTCCAAATGGATAAACAAAGAAAAGACGAATTTTCTCTTCAATACTTCTTAAAAAGCAATGGCTTACGGGATATATCAGATAATATTGAAGGCGTAAAAGAGAACGTACAAGAGGTTGCGGAGAAATTATGTGATATCGCCGAAGAAGAGGAAGGTAATGGAGAATGAAAACAACTACACCACGTGAGGAACAAGAAGTTACTCTTAATTACGATGTTTTAGAAGATGAGTGGCACTATTATTCAGATTGCCCTAAATATAACCGGAAGTGGGCGCCTGTTATCAAGGAAACCAGAAAAGAATACAATGACACCGGACAAATTACATTACTAGAGGGAACAGTTAGCGGGAGCGTGAGCATAAGAAAAGCACTCACACAAGAACAGAAGGAAAAAGCTGCAAAAAATCTACAAAGAAGTTTAAGCTAGATTGCTGTTATTTCTTTGAGAGATAGTTAATAAGGGGTATTGAGAGAATTAGAATAGTTCCCTAATATAATTACACCTAAGACACCTAAGAAGACAAAAATTTGTAAATACTAGAAGATTAATGGACAAAAAAGGCAAGTGATATTTATGAGCGATAACAAAAGATATTATTATCTTAAATTAAAAGAAAATTTTTTTGATAGCGATGAAATGATTGTGCTTGAAAGTATGCCAGACGGTTATAAATACTCAAATATCCTTTTAAAATTATACTTGAGAAGTTTAAAATATGAAGGGCGTTTGATGTTTAATAATCGAATTCCGTTTAATTCCCAAATGCTAGCACAAGTTACAAGGCACAGTGTAGGTGACATAGAAAAAGCTGTTCAAGTATTCAAGGACCTTAGTTTAATTGAAGTATTAGACAACGGCGCAATTTATATGTTGGATATCCAGAATTTTATAGGGAAGTCTTCCACTGAAGGCGATCGAAAAAGGAAATATAGGCAAAAAATCGAGCAAGAAAAACATGGAGAAATAGAGGGTGGACAAACGTCCGGACAAATGACTGACAAATATCCGCCAGAGCTAGAGCTAGAGAAAGAGCAAGAGTTAGAGAGAGAGTTAGAGCAAGAGCAAGAGCTAGACTTTGGGCAAATTGTTGTCTATTATGAACGTTTTTTTGGTGAAGTTTCAAAAGAGAATAGAAAACGATTGAAGCAACTGGCTAATAGGAATACTATTTCCTTACTTTTTGAGGCTATGAGAATCGCTAATAAACGTGAAAATGTTGAAGTTCCTATTGCTTATATATGGCAAATACTTATGAAATGGCAAAATAAAGGAATTAAAACTTTGCAAGAGGCAAAAGAAGAGCAAGAAGAATTTAACGAGGATTTTAGTTAGGAAGTGTTTGTATGTCAGGTAATTTATTAATAAATGAATATCCGTTGCTAGTGTTACCTAATTTAGCAAAAGAAATAGGGTTGAATGAAGCTATTTTCATTCAACAATTACATTATTGGTTAAATGGTAAGAGCGCAAAATTAAGAGACGGGAAGACATGGGTATACAATACTTACGAAGATTGGCAAGAACAGTTTCCTTTTTGGAGTGTTCCAACTATAAAACGAATAGTTAATAAACTAAGGGAAAAGAAACTTATAACCACTAAGAATTATAATAAGTTTAAATATGATAAAACACTTTGGTATTCAATAAACTATGATGAACTCCACAAAATAGAACAAAGCTCATATCAAATTGATACTATCGAAGAAGACAAAAAGACATCACCTATACCAGAGATTACTTCAGAGATTACTAATAATACTGGTCAGCAAAATAAATTTGCTTACCTTCTCTCTCGTTCTAAAGAATTAAGTAATAACCAAATTTATGAGGAATTAGAAGAAAGTAGATTGTTTCGAGAAAGTATTGACAATTATATTTCTTATTTTGATGTACCAACCAATGAAGAACTTTCTTGCTTAAAAGTATTAGCATTTGATTATGAAGAAAGTAAGCTGAGTGAAGCTGTATATAAAGCAGGTGAAGGAACCAATGTTAAGTATCCTATTAGTATGATTGCTTACTTTTTGGAAAACATAACTTTTTGGAGTGGTATCGATTAATGTAGGTCAGGCTTCAAAGAGTACAAAAAGAAATACAGAGCCTTCTATAAGGTATTAGAGTAATCATATTGAAAAGTTAATTAGTCTTATAAAGAAAATATAGCAAGAGGAAATAAAGGAGTGATTCAAGAATAGATATGAAGCCTAAACGATTATGCAATCATGCTGGATGTACAACGTTAGTTAATTATAATCAAACGTATTGTGCTAAACATCAACCAGAACCGAAACAAAGCGATTATGATAAATATGAGAATCGAAAGAAAGCAGGTGGTAAATACTTTTGGTTCTATAAAAGCAAAGCATGGAAGAACCTTTCTAACCAGTATCGTTTGAAACAACCTTTATGCGAAGCTTGCTTACAAGAAGGGATAATTAAAGCTGGAAATGTGCGTGACCACATTATACCTATACGTGAAGATTGGTCGAAACGGTTAGATGAATCAAATATTCAAAACCTGTGTCACTATCACCATAATATAAAGACTAGACAAGAAAGAATGAAAACAAAGTAATTTCTGTATTATAACAGAAATGCAAACTGTACTAGTAGCTGGACAAAAAATAAATAAAAAAAGAGAAAAAAAGAAAAATTAAATAACAAATCCCCGCGCTGATTCTGAAAAAAAGAACCGGTGGAAGAACTCTTTTATTCATAAAAACCTAATTTAAAAAGCTTTATACCAACGTTTTTGCTATATATTGACGTTATATAAGGCTTTTTTATGTATGATTAAATAACTTAATACAAAAGCAGTTTACTGTTGTAATCGTAGAAGCTAACTGTTATAATATAGGTGTAGCTGATATATAACAGAAGAATAAATGAAGGCTTTCGATACCGAGCGCCCGTGAATCTGAATCGAATACGAACACACGACCAGCGTAATAGCCTATAAGGTGAAAAATGAAGCAAGAAGGAGGGAAAGCACGTGGCGAATATCAATTTATTAAAAGATGATAAGCAAAAAATCAGCAATGAGGACAACGCCCAACGTCAAGACGCATTGGAAGAGCTGTTCAATTATGAAGACTTTTCAATGACCGACCCCCCTGCGTACTTTCCGCAAGCGGCTCAAGATGAATGGGAAAGGTTACTTCCTATTTTAAAAAACGATTTTCCACTAAGCGAAACAGACTACGGCAACCTTGTGGCTTATTGTTTGGCTTTTGCTCGCATGAAACAAGCAGAACATGAAATAAAAAAGTATGGTACGTTTCAAAAAAACAAAGATGGAAGCAAACGAGAAAATCCAGCTGTACGGACACAATCAAGAGCTATGCATGATTTAAAAGCGGCTTCTACGGCTTTAGGCATGACTATGGTTGAACGTCAGAAAATGGCATTAAACAAAGCCAAAGCGGAAACGGAAAAAGACCCGTTTGCTGAGTTGATGAATGATGAATAATTACATTGAAAAAGTGTTATCTGGCGAGCTTGTTGCACCTGAAAAGATAAAAAATGCTTGTCAACGCCATATCAATGATTTGGAACGCAGTAAATCGGAAGACTTTCCTTATATATTTGATGAAAAACAAGCTAATAAGGCTATTCAATTTATGGAATTGCTACCCGGTACAGATGGCCAATCAATTCAAATGCTAGGCTTTCAGAAGTTTATCATTGGTTCACTGTATGGCTGGCGGACAAAGCAAGGGGATTTACGGCGTTTTAATCGTACACTAATCTCTATGAGCCGTAAAAACTCCAAAACGTATCTTGCGAGTGGGATAGGGGCAAATGCCTTAATCATGGAAAAAGAACCCGCAGAAGGTAGACAGGTATTATTTACAGCTAATAGCACCAAACAAGCTAGAATTGGTTATGATATGCTGGCTAATTCACTTCAAGCCGTTTCTAAACAAAGCAAGTTCATGCGGCAGCAATTGAAAATTATGCAATCGAAAATTGTACATAAACCGAGTAATAGTTTTGCTATGGCATTAGCAAGTGAAACGAATACCTTAGATGGTTTCGGTGCTACTGTGGCCATTCGAGATGAAGCCCACGAAGCAAAAACACGCAAAGTAGAAAACGTGTTGAAATCGGGCATGATGAATCAAAAAAATGGTTTGTTAGCCACGATTACCACGGCGGGTTTAGATTTGAATGTGCCTTTGTATGAAGATTACTTATTAGCTGACCGTATTTTAAAAGGATTAGAAGAGGCTGACCGCTATTTCATAGCTATTTGGGAGTTGGACAATGAAAAAGAAATCCATGAACAAGAAAATTGGATAAAAGCGAACCCGATTTTTGAAAGTGAAGAAATTAAGGTAACGATGATTTCAGCTATTCAAGATGATGTGCAGTTAGCTTTGAAGCAAGACAATTTAAACGCTGTATTGGTCAAAAACTTCAATTTGTGGCGTCAAGCGAGCGAAGATAGTTATTTACCTGCGAAAGATTGGAACGCTGTAGAAGTCCAACCGCAGCCGATTAAGGGCAATCCTGTTTATATTGGTATTGATTTATCGAAAACGGACGATTTAACTTCTGTTTCTTGGATTGTGCCAGTTGAGGGCAAGCTTTACTGTGATAGTCATTCCTTTGTAGCCACTAAGTATGGTTTAGAATCCAAGGAAAAGAAAGACGGTTTAAATTACCGCAAGTTAGAACAAGAAGGTGAGTGTTCTATTACACAGTTAGAAAGCGGCATTGTAGATTATGAACAAGTATTTGAATTTATTCAAAGTTTAATTGAAGAAAACGAATTAGATTTACAAGGGATTTGTTACGACCCATTCAACGCCAACAGTATTATTTCTATGGCAGAAAAAGAAAACTACCCAATGTTAGAAGTACGACAAGGCACGCGAACGCTTAACGTGCCCACGCGGACTTTTAGAGAACAAGTTTTTGCTGGGAATATCGTTCATCCAAAGAATACTATTTTAACGCATGCTGTAAATAACGCTTTAACCAAAGAAGATAATAACGGTATTCAAATCAATAAAGCTAAGAATAGTAATAAAATTGATCCAATCGCAGCACTAATGAATGCTTATGTATTTGCCATGAATCATTACGAAAACCAAGAAAGGAGAGTGGCGGACAATGAATTTTACAAGTCTGATGCATTTACTTTCTGATAATATCCAAGCAATTTTGCTTATTCTAGGTTTTCTATGTGTCGTTGTCGCTATTACTTTTCTAACAAATATCTTTTATGGTTTGTTAGCGCTGGGAATTATCCTAATAGGTATAGCGTTTATGATTAATTACGAGAAAGGAGGATAGTTCAGTGGGATTTTTTACAAAGAAACAGAGCACAACAGGCGACCCATTTCTTGACGCTGTCGTTACTATGCAATCTGACGGACAAAGCTATTCGAGTGTGAATGCTATTCGTAATAGTGATATTTTTACTGCTATTTCCATTATCGCGAGTGATGTGGCTTCCAGCCCACTTCAGATAACAAAAGATGGTGTGCCGCAAAAAGATAATCAATTAACCGAGTTAATCAATGGGCAACCAAATGAAGTTATGGACGGTTGGCATTTAAAGTTTGCTTTAGCTGCCAATATGCTTTTAAACGGTAATAGCTTTGCGGAAGTCAAACGAAATGACAATAGCATTCAAGGGATTGAGTTACTACCTAATTCTTCTGTGACCGTCACACAAGCAGATAACGGCGAATTACGCTATTCCATAGGTGACAAGAAGCGCTATGTAAGACCTGAAAATATATTACATTTTAAATATTTTACACAAGATGGTTTGACAGGCTTAAGTCCACTTTATGCCTTAAATGAAGAGTTAGACATTCAAAAATCAGGAAACAAGATGTTGAAGAATTTCTTTTCTCGTGGTGTGAATGGCAACGGGATTTTAAAAGTTAATAAATCGGATTTAGACCCTGAAGCCAAGAAAAACATTCGAGAAACATTCGAAGAAGCAAACGGCGCAAATGATGGCGATAATACGCTACGAACCATCATTTTAGATGAATCTATGGACTATAAAACGTTAGAAATTAATACGGATGTGTTGAAGTTAGCGAACTCACACGATTGGACAAGTCGACAAATTGCCGCAGCTTTCCGTATTCCTGTAGAGCGTTTAGGTGTAGAGAATACACACAGCAATGCGACACAAAGCAATCTCATTTATGTAAAAGAAACCTTGATTCATTATTTTAATTGTTTTACTAGTGAATTAAATCGAAAACTAGACACAAATTTTCGGTTTAATGTGGATAGAATGCTAGAAAGTGACCCAGACACCAAAATAAAAAATATTTTAGAACAAGTGCAGGGCTCACTTATTACCATTAATGAAGGACGTTCAAGAATAGGGCTTCCACCTGTAGAAGGTGGCAATAGATTGTTAGCAAGTTTGAATTATACGTATTTAGACAAATTAGAAGAATACCAAATGAAGGAGGAAACAACGAATGAATGAAGAAGAACAAGAAAAACGTTTAACCGAAGAAGCCGACTTACAAACTGAAGAAAAACAAAATAGTTCAGAAGAAGAAACCGAAGAAACAAAAACGGTTAGCGGTTATGCATTGAAATTTGATGAGCCTAGTAAAGATTTAGGCGGTTTTGTTGAAGTCATTACACCCGAAGCATTAAAAGAAGTAGACTTTTCAAACTGTTTCTTACTATACGATCACGATTATAGCAAGCCTTTAGCTTCTGTAAAAAGTGATACTTTAAAATTAGAAGTAGACGACATAGGGTTACATTTTGAAGCCACACTAAATGATACAACATATGCTAAAGACGTGTACGAGAATGTTTCTAAAGGTGTCGTAGACGCTATGAGCTTTGGCTTTGAGTTAGGTATTGATTCTTTTGACAAAGACGAAGAAGGAACAGTGACAAGAAGCGTTAAGAATATTAAAAACGTACCTGAAATTAGCGTGGTTACTCTACCTGCTTATGATTCAGCCAATGTGCAAGTGAATAAACGTTCTTATAACGAATTTATGAAAAAACAAAAGGGAGCTAATAAAATGGAAAAAACATTAATTGACAATCAAAACACAGAAGTACGAAACTATGAAAACTATATCCGTTCCAAAGGCGAAGTTAGAGATGTAACAACAGAAAACGCTGCGGCCGTTGTACCTGAAGAACTTATTGGCGAAGTATTCGACTTAAAACGTTCAGATTACAACTTAGCCCAATATGCGACCGTAAAAAACGTTTCTAATGGTCAAGGTACTTACCCAGTTGCAACCAATCAAGAAGCCATTTTGGCCACAAAAGAAGAACTGGCAGAAATTGAAGACATAGACGCAGACATGTTTGCTAATGTAGAGTATAAAGTTGAAACTCGTGCGGGTAAGATTGCTTTATCGAATGAAGTTGTAGAAGATTCTGAAGTAAATATTGTGCAAGAAGTCAAGGAACAACTAACAAAACTAGTTGATAATACAGACAACAAACATATTATTGATGTATTGAAAGACTTTCCTAAAAAGTCCGTATCTACCTTAGATGGATTAAAAGAAATCAACAATGTAACACTTGATCCTGCTTTAGATAAAACTGTGATTTTGAACCAATCTGGTTTTAATCATTTAGACACGTTGAAAGATTCAGACGGTCGTTATATCTTACAACCTGATGTAACAGCGCCAAGCGGTAAAAGTTTGTTTGGATTACCAGTAGTTCTAGTTAGTGATAAATTGTTTGCTAATCCAAAACAAGGCACTTATCCAATGATTGTTGGCGATATTGCGCAATCGGTCTTTGTGGCTCGTCGTAATCAAGTAACGACCCAATGGGAAAAATTCGACTTTTATTCTCAAGGACTAGCGGCAATTATCCGCAACGACTACAAGAAAATTGATGATGAAGCTTCTGTTTATGTTGAATTTACGCCAGATAACGAGGGCAATTCGGGGGAGTAATACCGCCAACAGTTGGAAAAGCTAAGGTAGATAAAACAAAATTAGAAGAATAGACTGGTGGGGAACGCATACGGATGTGTTCCCTGCTTTTTTTATAGGAGTGAAAGAATATGGTGAAAGTTGAAGATGTGAAGAACAGTTTGCGGATTGATCACAGTTTAGATGATAAACTAATAGAACAACTCATAGCCACAGCAGAAAGTTATGTGGTTCATGCGGTAGATAGCCAGCTAGACAAAGAAAACTTTGAAAAATACCAGCAATTTGATTGGGCAGTATCGTTATTAGTTCAACACTGGTACGTGAACCAACAAATTTCAGATGTGGAGCATATTCCGCTTACAGTAACAAGCTTAATACAGCAATTGAGAGGGAGTGCTTGGCATGCCGATAGTGAATAGAGCTAATGAATTAAATGAACGAATTTCTATTGTTGAAATGCGTCCTGCACCCGGGCCAGAGCCCGGAGAAGAGGAAGAAACAGAAATATTCAGTTGTTGGGCGAAAGTCCGCACAATGAACATTCAAGATGTAAAAGCCGATACAGGTACAGAATACGAAAATACTATCGAAGTTGTGATACGTCAGCAACAAGACGCTACTATTACAAATCAAATGAAAGTAAGATGGCAAGACCAACTTTATAATATTGTTGAAATTAATCCAGATTATGCCGAAAAAGCTTATATGGTGCTTGTTATAAAGAATAAAGATTTGTAATTTATAATTGTAAACAAATATGAAAAATGATATAATAAAGGTAAGCAGAAAGGGGCTAGGCCAGCTTTGATTATGCTAGGGTAGCGCCCGAACCGATTGCTTAAACTGAAAATCGTAGCGAACGGCAAGCCAGTTCGTGGATAGGTTGAGGCAAGAGGTCAGACGTCAAAAAGAAAGGTGGTGTAGAAGTACACCGCCAATAGATGTGATAAAGATTGTTTGAATCTTCTGCTCATTCATTTTGTATTGCATAAAAAAGTTATCACGTGCTTCATTAAGCACGTTTCTTAATTTAATGTTATACTCATTTATAAGGGTCGTTCATTGCGGCCCTTTATTTTTTTATGAACACATAGGCTTCTTTTCGTAGGTAATCATTCATGATAAATTCTTTAAAAGGCTTAGAATGCTCCTGTGTGCACTAAAATTTAAGGAAAGGAAAGAAAAACAATGGATAAAATAAAAATTATAAAGCAAGAGGGTATAAAAGAAATTTCAGTACCTGAATATGGTCATATCCAATTCATTGTACAAAATGGTAAAATACATAGAGTAGAAGTAACAGAAAGCACAATCATAAAAAAGGCAAATAAAAAGCCTAAAAGCATAAGCTAA